TAATACGTCCGATGATTTCATCCAAAACCATCATGTTTCTGTAAGCAGACTCACGCAGTTCAAAATCAGACTCGCCTGAGTTTTTAAACCTATCAATCTGCTCTTGTTGATAATTATTGATTATCTCCTGAAAGAACTCATCAGACAAGAGATGTTGCGCCCGTGTTGGCTTGTCCAATCGGAACTCCTATGTTGTTTACGGCAAGAGTAGGAACACCCAAAAGCGTTTGTGCAGGAATATCACCACGACGATTCAGTACGTCGTAGCCAAGATATTGGCCAGCACCAAGACCGCCACGTTGGAACATATTGTTGAAGTTCGGCGCAAAGTACGGATACTGCATCGACGGAATTTGGTTGATAAATTGCAGCGCACGACTTTGAGCAGGGTCATAAACCCAAGCAGGCAAATTTGGGTCAGGAGTTGACGGTTGCGGAGTAATACCCGGCAACAGACTTGCTGCACCAAAAACGTACGGCAAATAGTTGCCAGCAATATCACTAATATTCCGAATATCCTGACCAATAGTAGTGTCAGGAGTCGGGACTAATGGACGCGACAAGTCAATAATCGGCGCAGGCACCCCCCCCGGCCTGTCAGGCGCAGGGCGTGTACCCGGAACCTCAACAGGCGGAGCAACATCGATTGGCGGGATTGGCGCTGGAGAGGGCGCTGGAGCCGGAGGTGTAGCCGCTACATCAACAGGAGGAGCAACATTAGTTGGGATAACTGGAGCGGGTATTGTAGAAGACGCGGGAGGACGTGGTGCAGCAACATCAACGGTAGGAGCAGCACCAGCAGCAGCACCGGCAGCAGCGCCCGTGCCGGCAGCATTAGCGGCAGAACGCGCAGCCTCATTCACAGCGGTTTCTGTAACCACAACTCCAGCAGCATCACCGGCTTCGTTAATAATTGCCTTGGTGCCTTTACTCAAACCAGTTCCAGTTGCAGCACTATAGAACACTTCATCTGCTGCTTCGCGGCCAATAGCAGAAGCCAAATCATCGTATTGGCTTTGCAAAAACGCCTCGGCAGCCTCATCAGACATACCAGCAATGCTTCCACCAAAACCGGATACATACTTGTTAAGCGTGGCAATAACCTTCGGGTCTGTTAGGAATCCACCGCGAGCGATGACATTGCCAAGACCGCCGGCCTGACCAATGCCAAAACTAACGCCAGCGCCGATAGAGCCAGTAATAGCGCCAAGGCCAATATCTCCACCAGTAATAGCGGCAGAACCAGCACCCAAAAGACCACCAGCAGCCAGACTGCTACCAAGGGTTGCACCAGCCCCAGCAAGACCACCCCATGTGCCAGTTGCAAGGAATCCAGAAAGACCCGGTACAAGAAGGCCAGCGCCGACTCCGATAATGATTTTGCCAAGAGGACTGCTAATAAACTTTTTAAACCCGCTTAGTTCTGGGTTGAAGTTAGTAGAAGTACCGACTTGCGTAATCTTTCCGCTATCAGGGTCTTGGTAATAAACCTCAAACAAGTCATAAGCACCCGGATTGCCAAGTTTCTTGGTAAAGAAACCTTCTCCAACACTGGAAAGACCTTCCGTGCTTTGTACTTGCCTCCCAATGCCAATATTAGCGTTAAATTGAGCAGCAAATACGTCCTTTTCGGGCTTTGCGCCTACACCTTCAAAACGGTTTGTCTCTGGGTTATAACGCTCGATTGCTTGTGCAAACCCATAAGAGCCACCCAACAAACCCTCTTGACCACGAGAGTTTTGCGAAGTGTTAAACGACTTACCAATGTTTAGCGAATCTTCTGCGTCGTATTCACGAGCAGCACGCAAAGCGTCTTCAGGAGTAATCCGACCAGAGGATGCACGGTAAACATTGATTGCTTCTTGCAACTCAGGGAACGAGTAATCCAAAGCAAGAATGTTTGCTTGATTAACGTCCAAAAGTCCGCCCAAAGCCTCATCAATTTGACGGGCTTCGGCATTGATATATTGACCAGTAAGTGCGTTCGGATTAGCAGCAATACGCGCTTGAGCATCGGCGAGAAACTGATTGGCCCTCTTTTGATTGTCAGCGTCAAGATTCGACGATTGAATTTGAGAAGCAATCTCATTTAGCATTGCTGGATTGCTATAAGCATCGCGCAGCATTGTGCGGAAACGGTCAAGCGTCAGCACTTGCTGATTGAGGTCGTAGGTCTCAGAGCCAGCCTCTCCACGACCCGTCTGCGGGGCCGCCAAAAGACCGTCAATCTGTGCAATTTGGTCGCTGGTACTCTGGCCTACTGGAACAGAAAGAATTGCATTAACGACTTCCTGTGAAGGCGTAACACGTTGAACATTCGCAGCGGCTAGTTCTTGTTCGTAAGCAGCCTGTTGTTGACGTGAAATCTCAGGTGCGGCAGCAATACGGAATTGTTCTACCTCAGCCGGTTCTACCGTAGGGCCAAAAATCTGATTCCAGTATTCCAATCCACCAACGTCAGGTGTGCGCCCGAGTAGACCGGCATACAAATCTTCAACGGTAATAGCCATATTAGCCCCTCAGTTGCATTAGAACGCTGTTGAGAATACCAGCGGCCTCACTTTGTTTGTCCATGCGCTCCTGAGCCATTTCCAGTTCATTAATCAACTGCTGGCGTTCAGAAAGAGCCATTTCACGCTGCGCTACTGCGTTATCAGACAGAATCTTTGCTTGTTCCAATTGGAGTTTAATCGCGTTCTTTTCGCGCTCAATTTCCAATTTAGCCTGTTGAATCGCAATATCAGCAATTGCCTGTTCGCGCTCAGCCTGCAACTTAGCCGTTTCAACCTGAATATCAGCCTGTAGGCGTGCAGCATCAGATTGTGCGCGGAGTTGAGCCTTCTGCTGTTCAACCTGTGCAAGGAGAATCGCAGGGTCAGGCTGTTGCTGTTGTTGCTGCGGTTGCGACAGTTGAGCGTCCATCTCAGGCGGAATGGGCTTAAAGAATGTATCCGTATCCTTAAAGCCTGCTGCTTCGATAAGACGGCCAAGAGTCTCACGATATTGACCAACAGAGACCAGAGGATTAGCAGGGCCATAACCCTGCAAAATCGTTTCTTGCTTCTGCATAATCATTTGCAACATTGCAATCTGCTCTTGGCGGCTACCAGTACCAAGACCGACATTAATCGACACGTCATACTGATTCGACCATTGCCTAGGGTCAAAAGGCACATATTGGCCTCTCAGACGCACTACCTTTGGCTTGTCCTGATACTTGCATAGCAGATGCAGGATGCCCTTCATAAGGCTTTTAACGCCTGTTTCAGCAAAGATACGAGCCATGAGTTCAATCTTGCCAGCCGATGCGGTCATCATTGCCGATACAGCAGCAGCAGTGACGTTATTCAGTACGTCAGGATTCAAACCCTGCTGGGCATCAGATACGCCTGTTCGCTTGGCCTGAACATTGTCCAGATACTCAAGCATCGGGAAGGCTTGTCCAGCAACATTCTGCACTGCCAATTGATTAACGGCTTGCGGATTCTTAACGCGAATCACACCACCCGGAGTGCTAGTCAGCAGGTCATCCAGATTAGCCTGACCATCTACCACAGTTACACGAGCATTATTCGTCAGATAAAGGTTATCCAGCATCTGACGGGTAATCGTGGTCTTAATCAGTTGCAAGTCAATAGTGCGGTCAGCAAGTGATTGCCCGTAGAACTTGTGCGGAATAGGAATCGGGCAGATAGAGTGGAACGGAATGTAATCACATTCCTCATCTTCCAGAATCTCATTACCGGCATAAACGATACGGCGCAATTCAGCGATGCCATCGTCATCTTCGTCGATGCGGATATAGCATTCGTAAACTTCGACTTCTTGCATCGTGTAGTCGATTGATTGCGTATCGTCGGGCTGTTCAGAGCGGTCATAACGCGCTAGACGCTCTTGCGAGTACTGGAGCCTATCCCCGCTAGGCAGAGCGTCCACAACGTCCTGAGGAAAGCCCATAGCCACCAATTCGCTACGGGTCATCATGCGGCGGTGAGCACAGAATGGTGAGTCCTGAACAGTCCGACCATTCTTGGACATTAGGAACTCTTCAGGCGGGACATTCTCAATAACAATCTTGCCCTCACCAACCTTCTTTTGAATCTTTACCGAATGCTTACGGTAAATCATGCCCATCGGGTCGATTACTTCCTCGGTATCCTGTTCTACGACTTCAACCGAGTCATCCGATAGCAAAAGCACTAGTTCGTCATCGGTAAGGTCTTTATACTTCTCTTTGATAACGTCAGTTTCGTCATTCCAATATGCCTTGACGATACCCGTCTTTTGCAGGAGTGCATCCTTAAACCAGTTGTGCAGAATCAGGAAGCCGTCATTCTGGCGATAGAAAACCCAGTTTGCATATTCAGTGGCTTGTTTAGCGAAAGGCTCATCGCCCGGAGACTTAGGCTCAAATTGCACTACGTCATCTGCGGACGTAAAGATGCGAATCAGTTGCGGCAGGGCACCGTCTACGGCTTCTGCCACTTCACCGGTAACAATCTGCGAGCGACCTTCAATCTCGTTACCCAGAGGGTTACGAAGATAATAATTTAGTGCCTTGGTTCGCTCATCGGTGGTATCGGATTCTAGATAACCGATTGCATCGTCAATCTCGTTTTCGAGAATAGCCTTAACCTGAATATCAGTAATCATACAATCCACCTAGTATTTACATTTAATGGACGATTCCAATCGGAACCATCCTCTCGTAATCCAATGGCAAGATACCGGAA